AAAAATATACTCATGATTGCCTGATCGTAATCTGGGTATAATTTAGATATAGCGTAGTTATACAACAACAACTGTGGATCGTCAAGTAGTTTTTCGTATGTTTTCTGCTCTCCCGTTGCCCAGTTCTTTCTCTGTCCTGTTTTCCAGTCTACTACTTCGATGATACCATCATCAATTTGAGTGATAAGGTCAACAGTACCCTTAATCGCTAGTTGTCCATCTACTTTTTTCTCATTAATATAATAACTAAACTTCGCCCAATCTTCTTCAATAGGTATATCAAAAGTTGGCTCTGTTGCTACAATATTTCTTTGCCTGGGATCAAATTGTCCGTCGTTAAACTCTAGCGCGGCATCTATCTGCGTTTTACAGAATTTGAAATCTGCTGGGAAATACTTATGTGTGCAACCTTCTTGATAATACTCATAACTTCTTTTAAGTAAATCGTCTACAAATTTCTTGGTAAATAATTTTCGTTTAGTAAACCCTACTTCACCAAGAGCGTCATCTACGACTGTCATCGTCTTTTCGTCTGGATGATCTTGAAGATATTTTTTGCAAGATGCGAGAACTTCCATAACTTTGTGAACCATTGTTCCAAGTTGCGCCTTTTTTCCAGATGGCGACCTGTGTCCCAGAACGTAAGTCATAAAGTATTGCATTTCACAATAATCATAATTACCATAACTAGAGCTACGGATATACGTTACAATCATATTAGCCCCTTATTTTATGGATACCACTGTTAGACTGTTCTGCCTGTTTTATTTTTACTTCTTCTCCAAGCCAGTCCCACTCCTCAAGAAGTCTTACAATTTCTTGATTTGTTTCGTTTATGCTTAGGTTTTTATTGTCTATGGTTCCATCAAAATTATCGTATGAATCTAAATTAGTTTCGCTGTCATGATCGTCAGAGTGTAAATCTCTAGTTAATCTAACAACTTTTCCTCCTGCCGCTTGAATTGCCTCTACTTCATTTTCAAATCTTACGTCGTCTACAATAGCCAACAGAGAAGAATCCATTTCTATGTCTTTTATTAATCTATCTGCCCAAACATCTTCATGTATTTTGCGGCATATTTCTGTGCCAAAGAATTGCAAAAACTCTCTAGCTGTCATCTTACCCTTTTTCCACTCCCAGCCTTTTCTTGCGTCTACAGGTAAGATTTTTTTCATAAGTTTTGAATCCGCCTTGGGCATGTCTTCCCATTTTAAATGAGTTTTCTTATTTTTCTGTATTTCTGAGCCAAACACCTGTTCTTCTTTAAGGCCAAAAAGCTCGATAGCCATAAGCTTGAGTGGAGTTGCTAAAGAATAACTTTTAATATAGGGCCACATATTATAAGAGGCCCAATCTACAAATTGAGCGTCTTTTCTGTGGACGTTAAGTTCCCCATAAGAATCTGGAGAAGGGTCTGTTGTTATAAGAAGCCTTCCGTCCTCTGTTATAGCAAAATTATCCACAACCCTAAATGCTCTCAACTGATACCCATGAATAAAATTAGAGCATGTTGTTTTGCCGGATTGTTTTCTTCCTGAAAATGCCAATATTTTTGTCATAATAAACCTTTATAACTGTGAAATTAATTGCTGTTGTAATTCTTGAACGGCTAAGTCTCCAACATCTTTAGCGTCAAGAGTTGGCCTGTAATAATTAAATCTTCTTCCGCATTTTTTTACAATTTGTTTTGCTGCTTTTTCACCTGCTTCATCGTAGTCTGTCATTATAATTATATTCATCACTCCTATTTCTTCTAAAATCACTAACTGTTCGTCTGTTAAAGATGATCCAAATATTCCTATAGAATTAGTAAATCCGGCCTCATGCATTCTCCATACGTCTCCCTGACCTTCTAGCAGAAATACAGTTTTATCTTTTATTATAGCGTCTTTTGCAACATTTAACCCATAAAAGTAGTGTTTTTTAAATCCTTTGCTATGTAGCCACTTTGGTTTCATGTTGTCGTAGATAGCCCTACCTACACATCCAACATAATTATTTTGACCATCATAGATAGGAACAACGGCCCGATTGACCATTGGCTTGCTTTTATCTGTACAGTCTCCTACATCAAATTTATCTAAGGTTTCTGAGCAAAATCCCCTATCTAAATAATATCTTGAAGGCACTTGTATTTTAGATCTAACTTGATCTCTTGTGATAGCGGATTCAGAAACAAAAGAACGCTTCAAGAAAACATCTATAAGTTTTACTTCTTTGGCTGGCCTTATTGTTTCTGCCGCCTCTTTGGGCTGAGATATAGATTCACAAAATTTATAAGTGTCACTCAAAGACGCTATTGTTCCTGATTTTGTAGATAGGCAAGCTCTAATAAATCCAAATATATTCTGCACGTAATCTTCTTCACATGATCCCGTCCAGCACTTCCAGTTGCCTACTACATCTTCACCATCAGTGAAAATGCTACAACCTTCTGGATTATCTCCATTGTGAACAGGACATGGAAAAGAGTACCTGTTAGGATATTCTACATACTCAATATCTAATCTATCTAAAACTTCTGGAATACAATCTGCAAGAGCGTCACACGCTGCTGATATCTGATTCTGCGTCAAAGCTTTCATCTATTTCAAAACCTTCTTGTCTAGAGCGAGCATTATTATGAATTTCATTTCTTGTCATACCTTCTTCAAGCCTGCCTATCTTGCCAAACATTTTCATGCTTATATAATCGCCATCATCTAAGCCCTCTCCATGCCTAGCGACAACAGGCACTAATTTTCTATTTCCGTTTTCTGGATTATCTTCCGCTTTCTCCTCGTCTGATTTTAATTTAAAAATTGTAAAACTTGTACACAGCCAAATTAGTCGGTCAGAACCAGACACGACATCTGTACTTTCTTTGGTTATACCGTCCCTATTTAGCTGCACGAAGCTTAAACAGGGCACATCATACTTAACCATAAAGTTATGGAGTTTGGTGATCTGAAAACCAAGAACCTGATATTCCTGCATGGACGGATTGATGCCATCAGAACTCATTAATTTAAGATAATCATAAATTATAACACAATCATTCGTCCTGCCCTCTTCATCAAATCCAACATGTTGGTAGATCCACTTTCTCATAATAGAAAGTATATTTTCAAATGACTGACCTGCAATACTGATATAGTGATATGGTATATCTTTAAGCTTTTCAGAAGCGGTGCGAACCTTTTCTTTTTCAATTTCGTTTTCAGAAAATTTACCAGTAGAAATCTTCTGGATATCCACACCGCTAATACTAGCAAGGATTCTGTTTAGATGATCTTCTTTGCCCATTTCTGTGTCTAAAACTAGAACCGGAACACTATTTGTGGCAACGTTGATAGCCACAGCATCACAGAACATAGATTTGCCAACTTTTGGGCGAGCGGCAATTAAGTCAACACACTTTCTTCTTAATCCACCACCAATAGCCGCATCATATCTAGCAAAACCTGTGGGAATACCAACAAAGTCAGAAACGTTTTCAGAAAGATAATCTAAATACTCTTCAACACCGTCGCCAATAATCTCTGTTTTATTGTCAGATGTTTGGTATATTTCAGATGTAACATCAAGAACCGGATTTTCCACCATAGAAATCATATCTACAATGTCTTCTTCACCAGTAATAGAATCCATGCTTTTTTGGCATGAGGCAAGAGTCTTTTTAAGATCTCTAGCAATTTTTAACTTTGCTATTTTTGCAGCGTGAACCTGCGCATTCTCTTGATGAGTTGACATATTGAAAAGAGAGCGTATAAAAGCCATCTCTTCTTTGTTGTTTATAACTTCTGCTACGCCCAAAGAATTTGCAGCAGACAAGATAGATGTAAGTTCTACCTTTGAATTTTCTGAAATAGTCTTGTGGATACAGCTAAACAGTATTTGGTTAACTTCATCTGTAAAGTATTCAGAATCAACAAAATCAATATCTAAATAACAGTCTAAACCATATTGACAAAGAGCCGCTAGTACGGCTCTTTCAGAAGCTAGATCTTGAAGATTGTTTTTTTTCTTCATTATCGAACTCCAATACACCTATCACAAGTAAACCAATCTCTAGCATGGGTTGGATGAACACTAACCTCTTTTCCGCATTTGCTACATTTTTGATTAACTTTCTGTACTGGTGGTCGTCGTCTTTCTGTTGGTTGAATATCCGGCGTTTTAAATTCTTCACCTTTTGCCTCGGTTCCATCATCCGTAAAAGAATTAAATCTTTTCGTTTCTGTTACCGGCATTCTTGTTTTTTCCTCGTTATCTGTTCTAGTTATTGTAAAATCTAAATCTTGATCCCTTAGTTTACTTTTAGTAGCTTTACTTTTGTCAACCCTGACGGGTTTAGGTTTTTTCTGGGGTTCGCTTTTTAGGCTTTCTACACCTAGTGATTCGTTAATACTTTCTAATAGTGCTTGTTTTTGCTCTGTTGAAAGAGATTTGATAAATTCATCTAACATATTACCCTCATCGCGTTTTTGACAAATTGCATAGCGTATCCGCCATTCTCAATACTTTATTCGACTTTCCTTCTACCATAGCTAATCTTGCTTCTGCATACTTTTTTATTTTAAGTATTTCAGAGGCAAGAGGGTTTTCTTTTACAGCAGAATAATATTTCTGCTCCCATTTAGTATAGCCATTACCATAGTCATCCAGTGACTTAGATATTATATACCATATGCTTGAATCTGCCCAGTCTAAAGCGATTTTTTCTTTAGCTTTTATTGATTCAAGATGATCTGCGTATGCATACAACTCATAAGCATAAGCCAAACATTCTTTTGAAGATAAATGACTAATATCTTGTGCGCTCATATTAATCAGCGCTTCAATATCTTCTTTATGGTCTACCTTTGGTAGATTTTTACAGGATATCCATTCATCAATCGTCTGAAGAAACTCTTCTAATTTTCTCTCTCCACTCATCAATACCCTCATTAAAGTTTAATTCTACCAATTCTATTTCATTCATATCGCACCATTCTCTTTTATCAGAATCTCTAGCTTTCGCTTTATAGAATTCTAGCTTATTCTTAAAAAAGAACTTATTAAATTTATAATGCTGTTCTCCATGAACCTCAATCATGATTCTTCTAGCAGGAAGAAACAAGTCGGCACGAAGACTTTTACCGCCAAACTGATCTTTACTGCCGGGAAGTACCACCTCTTCAAGAATTGTATCATATGGATAAAATTCTTCAAGCAATTCTTTTGCTTTATTGTGAAGTTTTGAAGCGTTTACTTTTTTAGCGGCGGCAGAAAGAGGCATCCAGATGTAACCTTTCGCGTCTAGTCCCATTATTTCTATTTTCATAGCATGTCCTTGATTGTTTTAGCGAGAAGCTTGATACATTCTGGATTTTCTTTAAGATAATTGTATACCTTGGGTTGTCCTTGAAATTGAAAAGCTTTGATACATGCCGCCTCGTCTTCTAGATCTAGATCGGGCTTGAGTTTTTTCATAAGATCTTTATCTTCCAGCATAAACATCAATTTAAACCAAGCTCCACTACGATCTATAAGCGCTAGCTGCTGGGCAAGCTGTAGGTACTCTTGGCACTCATCAACACCCTCACCATAGCGAATAAAGCTCTGACAGTTGCCTCCCGGCGAACCCATAGA